ATGATCCAGGTCACGTTCGCCAACCTCGTCGCTGATGACCCAGCCAAGGGCACGGCCTTTTACCTCGACGGCGAGTTCGCGGGTGTCATCCGTAAGCACACCGCCCCCACGGCAGCCCACGCCGTCGACTTCCATCGCGCATTCTGGCGCCCTATCCGTTTTCTTGAGGCTCGCGGCCATGTCGTCGTCGCTGATCGATCCGCTGCCCTACGTCTTGTGTCTCGGCTTGCTCTACGTCTGGCTTACCGCCAACTGAGGTCTCGCGCTCGGGCTATCTGCAACTCCCAGTGTGCCAAGAGCTTCTATCAGCTCGTCCTCGATAGTCTGGATGCCCAGCGCCGCTTATCCCGCGTTCTGATCGATCAGCGCACCTGGAATGACCCCAGCCAGGGCAACGGGTCTCGCGATCTCGCGTTCACTCCTGAATGCGCATCGCTCGAGCCCGTGCCCGTTGCGCGTCCCGCCAAGCGCGTCTTCAACGTCTACCCGGCGTTGACCTACAACCTTTTGCACTACACCGACGGCACCTATCGCCGCGTCACTGCCGCTGACATCCAGGCCGGGGCCGACCCACGCCCCGCCAATACCGCGTTCCCCTTCGCCCAGGTCACCGGTGGCTCGCTCCCCCCGTCGCCTGCCTCTGCCGGTACCCGGGCGCTTTTTATTCCCCCGACCGTGTCGCGTTTCGTGGCCGGTCATCGCCACGCAGTCCCCACCCTGAGGAACACCCAATGACCACGACCAAGAAACAGCCCGTTCGTGTGTTCCTGGACCAGAGCGACCACTCCCGGTTTCTCGTCCAGGCAGGCACCAACCGCCTGACCCCTTCCGCCCTGGGCGAACGGCTTATGCAATACGGCCTGACCCTGCTGGAAAGCGGCGACCGCTCGCCGTTGGAAGGGGGCACCACCCCGGCCCGCCCGGACTCCGGGGCCTAAGTCATGTTGCTGCCTGCCCGTCACCCGTCGCCCATCGGTCGCACGGCTTCCCAGGCCGGCACCGCGCCCCCCGTCATACCCTGCGCAGCACGGGTTGACGGGGGGCGCGGGATCGGCCGCCGTGCATCCCGACCGATGGACGACGGGCAAGGGTGGGTAGCCGCCTGCCCGGAGCCCCGAGTCTTGAGGGAGCGGGCCAAGCGGTGCCTCCAGGGCCGTGACTACGGTCACGCCGCCCTGCTCTACGCCCAGGCGGAACACCTAACCCGGATGCTCGACCCCGAGTCGTCCGATCTCACTGAGCTAGTCGTACTCGCTCGCCACTGCCACATCCTGGCAACCCGGTACCAACGCTGAAAGGAACCTCACCATGTCCATGATCAACACCATCATCGCCCGCGTTTCCGGTGCTTCCCGCTACGAATTCGATGGCCGCAAGGGCGGCAAGGTCAGCGTCATCAACGAAGTCGACGCCGACAACGACAACCAAGTCGGTATGCAGTGCTCCGACATGTCCGCCGACTTCTCCATCGTCGATCAGATTCGTAACGCCGGGGTCGAGCTGCCGTGCAATCTCGAACTCGATATCGAGCTGCGCATGGTTCGCGCCGGCCAGAACAAGCAGCAAACCACCTCGATGCACGTCATCGCCGTGCGCCTCCCCAAGGGCGCGGGTGCGGCACCTTCGAGCGCCAAGGCCGACACGGCCAAGGCCAACTGACGCCCTCGCCTCGACCGTCAACGACTTAGGAGGAACCACAGATGACTGACGACCAGTTCAATGCCCTGTGGCTCCTCACCTTTTGTATCGGGCTCGTCCTCGCGTTCGGGCTCGGTGCAATCAAGGGTGGCCAACGATGAGCCCCTCGGAACTCATCGGCTACCTGCTCGGCGCCTACGCCCTCGGTTGGGCGTGGGGCAAAACCACACTCGCGTTCAAGCAATTTGCGGAGAAAACCCTATGAAAACCCAACTGAAAGACGCGCTCGTCACGACCCGCAACGCCGCCCGTTCGATCCCCGGCAAGGTCGCCATGATCGGCGTCGGCACCATCGCCACGGCCAGCGCCGCCATGGCCTCCGACTCCGGCGGCTCGGCTGCCTCTCAGGCCTTCTCCGAACTCTCCAGCCAAGCCAGCAGCATGGCTGGCGAAGCGTGGCCGGTGGTTACCGCCATCGTCGGCTCGCTGCTCGCCATCGGGCTGTTCAAGAAGTTCGCCAACAAGGCCACCTGATCCGGTGGTTAAACCGGTCCCGCTGTCCGCCCTGGGCGCATACCGGGGCCGGTCGCCAGGGGCCTTTCGAGGCCCCTTTTTCATGGGTGCGTTATGAGAAGTCTTCTACTGCTGTTCTTACTGGCGATCTCTTTGCCTTCCCGCGCCGATGACTGGTCGTTCGTCGTGTCATCGGGCTACCGCAAAGCCTCAACGTGCTCTATGGCGCTCTCTGCGGAACGCCGCTCTACCTACCAGGAAGCCCTGCGCATCACCAAAGGCAACTTGCCATTAAGAATCAAGACCGATCCGAACAGTACGTGGTGCGAAAAGAAAACCGGCGACGACGGCATCAGCAAGGTATATCGCACCCGTCCTTACGCTTACTCCGTCTTCAAATATCTCGGATCACCCGCCGACATCCCCGCCTCCGATTTGGCGGCGGATACGATTTACAACATCGCTTATACCGATGAGCAGTGCCAAGCCGCTTACGGTGGCGAGATGCGCTCGGTGACGGTCCCGTCTGGCTCCCTCAATACCGCCAATGCCTACGTCAATACCGGCGCCTGCAAGCTCTACCAGACGCCCGGCGTCACCTTCTGCACCAATAATCCCGACGGCACTCAAGAGTGTTCTACCGTCTGGCGCGCCGAATCCACCGGCGAACCGAACGACCCCGATGCCGAAGGCGCGACCGTCGAAGAGTCACCGTTTCAACTCACCGACAACCCATCGAGCTGCGCCAACGGCTCCTACTCATCCGGTGGCAAAAGCTACTGCTACACCGGCCAATCGAGTGACATCAACACCATCCATATCGGCGACGACGGTAACCCGGTGACCGATGACGGCGGCACCGACACCGGGGGCAATACCGGTGGTGGCGATACCGGATCGGGCAGCGATGGGGGATCGACTGTGGGTGGCGGCTCATCGGGCGGTGGATCGACCGGGGGCGGTGGCTCATCGGGCGGTGGATCGACCGGGGGCGGTGGCTCATCGGGTGGCGGCGGTGGTGGCGCTTCCGGTGGGGGTGGCGCTTCCGGTGGGGGTGGTAGTACCGGTGGCGGCTCATCCGATGGCGGTGGCGGATCTTCCGGTGGTGGCTCCACCGGGGGTGACACCTCGACCGGTGGCGGTGATACCTCGACCGATGATGACGCCACGCCCCCCGACGACACCGATACGCCCTCCGAAGGCGATACCGGCAGCAGCGACAGCGGCAACAACGACAGCGGCGACGGCGAAGAGAGCGAAGAACCCGGCGATGGCCTCGACGCCGTACTGGATGCCATCGGCGGCGTGCGCAAGGCGATCAACAACGGCTTTTCCAACCTCGTCGACACCTTCACCAACCAGGACGGCGCCCCTACCGCGGCCGATGTCGAGAGCGAGTTCGATGGCCAGGGCCTCACCGACGACCTGATGAGCCAGCTCGATACCCAGAACGAAGACGTACAGGGCGAGATCACCCAGCGCTATCGCGACCTGTTCGAGGATGACAGCAGCCTCCTGGGCAAGGGCCTTAGCTACGTCAAAGGCGTGGCCACCGCTTGGCTCCCCGAGATTCCCGGTGGCGGCGGCTGTGTCCCGCTCACCTTCAGCTTCCAAGGCCACACCGTCACCATCGAGTGCCGCGTCTTCGATCTGATCAAGGCCGCGCTCTCCTGGCTGCTGTTCTTCTTCACCTGCTACCAAATCACCATGATCGCGCTGTCCTATCGCAGCGCCTCGGAGGGCTGACCATGGGTGCGCTCGTTCGGCTGCTCTTCACCGCCCTGATTCCGCTGGCGCGTAACTTTTTCAAGCACTTCGGGACGTGGTTTCTCCAGTTCTTCTTCTGGCTCAAGGTCGCCCGCTTCGGCCTGTTCCTGATCAAGGTCGGGATTTTCGTCGCCCTGATCACCGGCACCGCCGACGTGATTTCCAGCATCGTCGATAGCCTCACCGTGGCCATGCCCTCGGTGCTGGCCGATGGCGTCAACCGCATCCTGCCCGACAACTTCTCTACCTGTGTCTCGGCCATCGTGCTGGCCAAGTTCACGGTCATGGCCCTGCACGTCAAAGACCGCGTGCTGGGCCTTGGGGGTGTGTGATGGCGGTCTATGTCGTCACCGGCAAACTGGGCGCGGGCAAGACGCTCGTCGCCGTGGGCAAGATCAAGGACAAGCTCAACCACGGCTGCCCGGTGGCCACCAACCTCGACCTGCGCCTGCATAAGCTGGTCGGCGAACGCGCGCGCAACACCCGCGTCTATCGCATCCCCGACAAGCCCCAGCTCGCCGACCTGGAAGCCATCGGCCGTGGCAACGACACCTACGACGAAGCCAAGAACGGCCTCCTGGTGCTCGATGAGTGCGGCACCTGGTTCAACTCCCGCTCCTGGGCCGACAAGTCGCGCCAGGCGGTCATCGACTGGTTCCTGCACGCGCGCAAGCTCGGCTGGGACATCATCTTCTTGATCCAGGATCTCTCGATCATGGATAAGCAGGCCCGCGTGGCGCTGGCTGAGCACGTCGTCTACTGCCGCCGCCTCGATCGGCTCTCGCTTCCGATCATCGGCTCCCTCTGGTCGATGTTCGCCGGGGGCAAGCTGCCGATGCCCAAGCTCCACCTCGGCATCGTCAAATACGGCGACTCCCCGCAAAGCCTCGTCGTCGAACGCTGGACCTACACCGGCCGCGCGCTCTACCCGGCCTACGACACCAAGCAAGCCTTCTCCGACGCTTACCCGCACCAGACCTACTCGATGCTGCCGCCGTGGCTCACCCATGGCGTGTTCCGCGTCCCCCGCGATGCGAGGTTCTACATGCGCATGACCCGTATCTACTGGAAGCGCTTCAACCGCCCGCTTCTGGTCACCCTGGCTTTTCTCCTGGGCATCGTCCTCACCACGTCCGTGCTCGTCGTCGATCAGGTCGACGCCCGCAACGCCGACCTCGAGGCCACGCCCGATCCTGCGCCCGCACTCGATCTCTCCCGCTTCGACCGCGCGCGCATCACCGGCTACGCCCAACTGGGCGACCGCACCACCTACCGCCTCCTGGACGGCGACCACCGGCCCACCACCAGCGACGACCTCGAACGCCTCGGCCTCGACGTCATCCCGATGGGTGCCTGTCATCTCCGCCTCGGCTCTGGAGCCCACCATGTCGACATCGGTTGCTAATCTCGCCCGCGCGGCCCTCACCGCTGGCGCCCTGCTGCTCACGTCCACCGCCCACGCCATGCCCATCGACATGCAGGACGCGGACGTGCGCGACTTCGTGCACTGGTACAGCCAGGAAACCGCCACGCCCATCGCCATCGACCCGCGCGTCAACGGCACCCTCACCGTCTACGCCCCGGACGTGCCGCCCGATCAGCTCCCCGAGTTCTTCCAGGGCGTCATGCAGTCCCACGGCTATCAGCTCGCCCCCGGCAACCCGCCGACCCTGGTCCCGGCCAAGGCCGACCAGACGTTCATGAGCCGTATCGCCACCCCGGCCCCTCGGGAGCCCAGCGTCTCCCGCGTGCTGCCGATCAACCACCTACGCGCCGGCGATCTCGCGCCCCTGGTCGACGCCTTCCTGGCCCAGAGCACGCCCGGTAGCCTTCAGTCATCCCGCGCCCAGGTGCTGCACGCCGCTAACGCGCTCTTGGTCAGCGGTCCCCCCGACCGCATCCAGGCGCTCGAACGGCTGCTGCCCCAGATCGACGTCACCCGCGCCCAGGTGCTCATCCGCGCCCTGATCTTCGAAACCAACGACGGCGACACCCTCGACCTCGGCGTCTCGTTTGGCCGCGCCCGCGCTGGCAGCAACCCCGCCGGGGGCTTCAACACCTCCGGGCTCGGCCGCGCGCTCTCGGTGCCCGGTGGCTCGTTCGGCATCTTCGACGGCGACGTGCTGGCCCTGGCCGTCAACGCGATCCGCCGCGACTCCAACGCCCGTGTTCTCTCGACGCCCCAGATACTGGCGCTCTCCGGCCAGCGCGGCACCATCTCGGTCGGCCAGAATGTCCCCTTCATCACCGGGCGGGTCACCGGCGAAGCGGCCAACATCGAAAACCCCTTCCAGACCATCGAGCGCCGCGATATCGGCATCACCCTCAACGTGCTGCCGGTGGTCACCCCCTCGGGCCTGATCGTCATGGACGTGGGTACCGCCGCCGACAGCCTCACCGACTCCGTGCTGGCGTCCGACATCATCACCAACCAGCGCAGCATCAACACCACGGTACAGATTCACTCCGGCCAGTCGGTGCTCCTGGGCGGCCTCGTCTCCGAAGAGAATCGGCAGCAGCAGAACCGCGTGCCGGTGCTCTCCGACATCCCCGTCATCGGCGCCCTGTTCCGCTCCACCTCGACCAGCCACCAGACCAGCAACCTCTATGTGCTGCTGCAAGCCACCGTGCTGCCTACCCGGGAGGCCGCCTCATGACGCGCACCAACGCCTGGATACCGCTCGCCCAGTGGCTCGCGATTCTCGCCATGTCGCTGGAACACGCCACCAAGTTCATCTGGCCAGACTCCCCCGCCGTGCCCTGGGCGATCCTGGTCGGGCGCATCGCCTTCCCGCTGTTCGCTGGGATGGTCGCGTGGCATCTGCTGCACAACACCCGCCGCCCGCTGCGCTACGGCTGTCGTCTGCTCCTGGTCGGCCTCGTCGCCCAACTCCCTTACGCCCTGGTCGTCACCCCGGACAAGCTCAACGTCTGCTTTACCCTGGGCCTGGGGCTGCTCGTTGTGGTGCTGCTGGTTCGTCTCGAGGAGCGCACTCTACAGCTCGCCGCCGGGCTCGTGCTGCTGGTGCTCGCCCTCGCTATCGATCCCTGGATCGAATATGGCCTCCTCGGGCTGCTGCTGGTGCCCGCGTTCGCCCTGGCGTTCCGCTATCCCCAGCACACCGCCGCCACCATCCCGGTCCTGTTCACCTCGATCCTCGTCAACGCCACCCCGGCCCGCATGGTCGTCAGCCTCGCTACCGCCGTCGTGCTCATCCTGCTGGCCAACGGGTCTCTCTCCTGGCGCATACCGGTCCCGGCCATACCGCGCCCCCTGCGGCTCTCCTGGTACCCGCTGCATCTGCTCGTCATCACCCTGGCTACCGGAGGCATCACGTCATGAGGGGATCAACACGGACTGCCGGGGACCGACGACTAGTGAGTGGGGGTAAACGAATCTGTCGTCGGGCAACGGGAGTCGACAGCCGCTTGCCAACTTGCCTAATTCTCCAAGGCTAAAAAAAAGCAGGTGTCATTAGCCGTCACTGTTTGTCAGTAACGGAAAACACTTGAACCATTCTGCTTTTCTTCATGCAGGACAGTGACTTATGAAAAAACACGCATCACCATCGAGTCATTGGATAGGCGAGACCCTCCCTGTAACACGTCTCGCACATTGACCTCCGAAACCTCCATAAACCGTCACTAAGCGTCTTTATCAGGAGAACACTTTATGAACCGTTGGGAACGCTACTCCATCGCCTCCCTGATCGAGAATCGGGAAGATCCCAAAGGCCGTTTGTTCCTGAGTCCCAAGGGCCAGCGCCAGCTCGATCACATCAAGCTCCTCCACGCAGGCGTCGACACCGTGCGCCAGCTCTACGCCGGGAAGCCCTGCATGGCGCTCTTCGATCAAATCATCGAGGTCTACCGCGAAGGCCGGGGCGCCACCATGGACCTGTTCGGCACCACCTGGAGCGTCGGCGCGGGCAACACCCAAAGCGGCTTCCGCTACCGCCTGCAGAACAACGACCTGGGCGTCATCGTCCTGTTCTACGCCCGGCACGTGAAGGCCGAAGACATCGGCACCCACCTCAAGATCGAGCTCTCTCCGCACTTCATCCACGAACACAGCACCGCCGACGTGCAAGCCTACCTGGACAGCATCGCCAAGCAGCTCCTCGCCTACGTCGAGCCCATGGGCTGTGCCGTGCACCTCGCGCTAGACGTCCAGGGCTGGCAGCCCCCCGCCGACTTCATGGAACGCTTCGTCACCCGCTCCAAGAAAGTCACGCGCATCAACGGCATCGACGACTTCAGCTTCAACCACGGCCACATCGCCACCTCCTACGGCAACGCCGAAACCTTCATGTTCGGCACCGCGGGCGCCCTCCAGTGCTGCATCTACAACAAGACCAAGGAGGCCCACTACCGCGACAAGATCCACTTCTGGGAGAGCATCTGGCAGAAAGCGGCCGGCGATGACCCCATGGCCTCCGACTACAACCCCGACAAGCCGGTCTGGCGAATCGAGATGCGCTTTCATCAGTCGGTGCTGCGTGAGTTCGCCCAGGGCACCCCCTGCAACGTCGACACCGGCGAATGCCTCGACATGGACCACGGCTTCAAGCGCTTCACCGACACCGTGCCCCACCTCACCGGCCTCTGGCGCACCGCCATGGGCAAGTATCGACTCGACCACGCCCGCAACCTCATCGACTGCGTGTGGCAGCTCCTGCAGGAAGACGCCCGCTTCTACGACCACGAACCCCACCTCCTCTACAAGCGAGCGCGCAAGGCCCCGGGGCTCGGCAACGAAAAGAACGTCGCCCTGGTCGTGGGTAACCTCATCTCCCTCTACGCACGCCAGGGCTTCACCATCCAGCAAGCCATGCAAGGGCTCTCCCGCTGCGGGGCCTGGGACGACATCGCCAACTACTACCGCCGACGGGGATTGGATGCGGGACAGCTACGCCAGCTCATCGAACAGCGGCTGGTCGAGAGGCGATTACTCGGGAAGGCTGCCTAGTGGCGATCAGAAAGACAGCCAGCGGCTGGCAAGTCGATATACAACCTGGAGGACGTGGGCACCGGCGCATACGCAAGACGTTTCCGACCAAGCTGGAAGCCCAACGCTTCATGACCCTCACGCTCGGCAAGGCTGCGGCGGGGGAAGACTACGCACCCAAGAAACGCGACAAGCGGCGGCTGCGTGACCTCATCGGCCTCTGGTATGAATTCCATGGCGTCTCGCTCAAGGACGGCAAGCGTCGCTACGCACAGATGCTCGCCCTCGCCGACATGATGGGCAACCCGATAGCCTCCACCATCACCGCCATGGACGCCGCACGGTTCCGGCAAAAGCGCCTGGCTTCAGGGATCACGCCCACCACCGCCAACCACGATCAGGCCCACCTGCGCGCCGTCTTCAACAAGCTGACCAAGCTCGGCGAGTGGCACCAGGGCAACCCCTTTGCCAGCCTCCAGCCGCTGCGCCTCGACGAAACCGAACTCAGCTACCTCACCGAAGACCAGATAGCCCGGCTGCTCGAGATCCTCGACCGTCGCGCCAACAAGGATGCCCTCCTGATCACCCGGCTCTGCCTCGCCACCGGTGCCCGTTGGTCGGAAGCCCAGTATCTGCGCGCCGAAAACCTCCGTGACGGTCGTGTCACCTTCACCGGCACCAAGAACGGCCGTAACCGCACCATCCCGCTGCATCCGGGGCTCTACCAGACGCTGATCGAACACGCCCCCAAGGTCGGGCGCGTCTTCCCAACGACCGGATATAACCCGTTTTCGGATGCGATCAAGGAGGCGGGGATTCAGCTCCCCAGGGGGCAGAGAACGCACGTGTTACGCCACACCTTTGCCAGCCATTTCATGATGAATGGCGGCGACGTATTAACGCTGCAAAAGATACTGGGACATCAGACGATTACGATGACGATGCGCTACGCACACCTGTCCCCCGACCACCTCGCGGACGCGATCAAGTACGCCCCGAAAATCGGTTGA